TTACCGTAGCCGATGCGGTAATGCTTGCATCACCAAATTGCACCCTTGTAGCGTCAGCAGTTACAGACGCAGTACAGGTGACAGAGGCCGATGCAAACTGAACACGGGTAGCGTCAGCCGTTACGCTTGCTGTTGCATTGACGCTTGAGTAAGCATCCCATCGAGTGACCGATGTTATGTAGAGTTCACTGTCCAGCGTGAGCGTCAGATCATCAAGACTAGCTTTTAGCTGGTCAAGACTATCTATAGTCCACGGTGGCAGTAAATCAGCCATATCAGGCGAATGTCACGCTCAAGGAACCGATGGCAATGCGGAAAACGTCACCAGTGGCGATTGCTTTAGAAGCATCCAATGGCGAATGAAACAGCAAATTGCCAGACGTAGACGCATCACGAATGCCGATGTAAGCAACAGTGCCCCAAGAGCCAGTGGCTTGAGGGAATTCAATGGCCGCGCTGTTTGTGCTTACGCCGTTTGATGGTGCGCCGAATGTGATTGACTGACGCACATATGCGTTACCAGTGACCTCAGTGCCAGTGTCGGCATCAGTAGGATCAGAGGTGTACAGCGCCAAATACACAGTCGCTGGACTTGTGTAAGACGTATTGCGCAGCACAGCGTTAATCAGCGCATTCTCAAGGTAGTTCGACATTTCAGACATGATTCACCTCACAGGGTTGTTTTGATTGCAAGTGGTACGCCTGAATACTGACCTTGCTCATCAGATCGTGTAATAGATGCCATTGCGCGATCAAACATAGTTCCCCATGTGTTGATCCTGGCGTCATCCATAAGATACGGGGCAGCTTCAAGCAGCGCACCATACAGCAAAGCATCAGGTGTGTTCGCCAAGAAGACGTTGCTTGTATTTGAATCGCTCAAGAACGTAGGAGCGGCAAAGTAAAAAAGCTGAACCGTGTACACAGTATCAGGCACTGGCGACAACTGGAAGTCATTTGCCAACACGGTGTAGCTGTTAGGCTTTCCGATTTCCCATGTGCGGGTGTTGCGGTTAAATGCCGATGGGCTGAAGTAGCTCAAAGGCTGAACAGGGTTGCCAACAACAACAAAGTCACGCACCTCAAGGAAGTCGCTTGGCAACTCAACAGTGCTATCAGCGGCCACGGTTGCAGTGGTCACGCTCTTGAGCATTTGACGAATGCGCAGATCACGGCGCAGACGGGTTTCAGCCAAACGGATGAAGTCGGGGATTTGTGTGGTCAGATCAGTTCGCGCAAGATAGCCAGCGATTGTTGTCTGCAAATCAGAGTAACTGGTGAAGCTCATTTAAATTACTCCTGGGCGTGTTCGCCATGCGCGATTGTCTGGATTATTTAGCCACATCGCAAATCGAGCGTTATCAATGACATGAAAACCACGCATGATGCCTTGGTGATTCAAGTCATCAATTGCAGTCAGAGGAATGGATGCAACCTTGTTTCCATACAAGTCATCAGACCATTTGGCCCGTTCGTCATAGCTGTTGTACTCTTGCTTGTTGCGCTCAACAATTGCCGAAACATCTTGGGCAGTTTGAATGACCAAACCGCCTTCACCACTGAAAGCTCGACTGTTTACCCTACTCGGGTTCGTTGGTCTGGCATCAACGATGAAACTGCATGGGGTTCTAGCCAAGTAACTCAGGCGGACTTTCAAGATATTGCTGATGGCGGTCAGATTGTCGGCATTCGTGGTGGTGAATTTGGTCTGGTGTTCATGGAAAAAGGCATCAGCCGGATGAGCTACATCGGCACACCTTTCATCTTCCAGTTTGACAACATCAGCCGTGGCAAGGGCTGTATTGCTGCAAGCTCTATCGCTCAGACTCAAGGCATTACGTTCTTTTTGTCGGACGATGGCTTTTACATGTGCGATGGACAACAAGTCCAGCCAATTGGGTCTGAAAAGGTTGATCGCTGGTTCTTTGCCAATGCTGATGAAAGCGCCTTTGACACAATGAGCGCGGCTGTTGATCCTGTCCGCAAGCTGATTATCTGGAACTTCAAGACATCATTTGCGCGGCGTCAGCTCATCATCTACAACTTTAAAACACAAAAATGGACGTATGGCGATGCTGGCGCAGATTACATTTCAGATGCTTCAACATCTGCAACAACGCTTGAGGGCTTGGATGCTATTTCTTCTAGCATTGATGCTCTTACCGTAAGCCTGGACTCGATTCTGTACATGGGCGGCAAGTACTTCCTCGGTGGAACGTCTGGCGCTTATGTGGTGACATATAACGGCGCACCTGCTACTGGTCAACTGATTACAGGCGATTTGAACGCTGGTGGCCGCTCGGTAGTGACATTGGCTAGGCCGCAGGTAGATAACGGCTCTGCGACTGTTTCTGTGGCTTCTAGGACACTTTTGAGCGAGGGTTTGACGTTTGGCACTGCTGTTGCTGCTGACTCTGAAAACCGTGTGTCTTTGCGCTCCAATGGCAACTATCATCGGTTCAAAATTGTTCCTACTGGCGACAACTGGACAACTGCTGTGTCATTGAATGTTGACTTGGCTGGACAGGGTACGCGATGAACCAATTCCGCACACTTCCACCATTTGGCGGTGACGCACGTGCTGTGTCTGAGGTCGTTAACGGCATCATCAACGGCAAGACGAACAACACCGGGACAATCACGCTTGCCACCGGAAATGCCACAACAACAACGATTTACGATGAGCGCATCAGTCCTGACAGCAAAATCATTCTGATCCCGTTTTCTGCTGCTGCATTTACTGACTCAACGCCTTATGGCGCTTTCCAAGACTCTACTGACCAAACCGCTGCGTCAACAACTTCAGCTTATGCCGTAAAGTTAAATACAACTGACTTCACCAATGGAATCACTGTTGCAAGCAATTCACGGTTAACAGTGAAAAGCTACGGCATCTATAACATCCAATTCAGCATTCAGTTTGCTAACACTGATTCGCAGATTCAAGATGTGGATATTTGGTTTAGGAAGAACGGCACTGATATTGCAGGGTCAAACAGTAAGTTCTCAATTCCTAACAGTCATGGTGGAGTCAATGGGCATTTGATTGCTGCCATGAATTTTTGGCTTGAGATGAGCGCCAATGATTACGCTGAAATCATGTGGAGCACAACAAACACAACGGTATCAATTGAACATTTGCCAGCGCAGACAAGCCCGACAAGGCCGACAACGCCATCGGCTATTGTGACCATGAATTTTGTATCGTCAAACGGTACAAATGCTGCTGGTGATTACTGTGTCTATGTTAGTGCTCAAGCTAAAGGTCAGGCAACTTTGACGCATTTCGCAAACAGCACAGCCAACAAGACATATGCTTATGTTGTTGTCGGCTGAAATTGTCTATAATCATTCCATCGGATCACCCGCTATGGAATCCAAGACTTCAAGGAGTTAATCATGGCGGTCACTACCACCACTCAAATTGATCCAACAATCCAGCCATTTCTGAGCTACGGATTGTCTGAGGCACAGCGTCTGTATCAGGCTGGTGGCCCTCAATACTACCCAGGCCAAACCTACGTTGGCCCATCGCAAACAACTCAGCGTGGCTTGCAAGCCCTTGAGCAACGTGCCATGCAGGGCAATCCTCTAGTGGGTGCTGCCCAAGGCGCTGTTGGTGGTGCTATCCAAGGCCAGCAAAACCCTGCGGCTCAGATGTACTCAAACATCTATGGTCAGGCTGGAGTCAACCCCACAAACCAGTTCTATACTGGTCTTATGGGTGGTACGCAAAACCCTGCGATGGCTGGCACTCAAGCGACTGCAAGCGGTCAATTCCTGAGTGGCAATCCATTCTTTCAAGGCGCTTTTGCTCCTGCTGCTCAAGCTGCTGCTCAACAGTTCCAGACTGCTTTGGGTGACATTGGTTCGGCTGCGTCTAAGGCTGGTCGCTACGGCTCTGGTGCAATGGGTACGCTGCAAGATCGTGCTTCTGGTCAACTTGCCAAGTCTTTGAGCGACACCGCTGGTCAACTGGCATATCAGAACTATGCCCAAGAGCGTGGCTTGCAAGAGTCTGCTCAAGGTCGCTTGGCTGGTCTGTCTCAGCAAGACATTGCTAACCGCATGGCCGCTGCTCAAGGTTTGGGCGGTAACTATCAACAGGCGCTGGCTACACAATTGGCCGCTACTGGTGGTGTTGGTAGCACCTTTGCGTCTGATGTTGGTCGCCAACTCACTGCTGCTGGCATGGCTCCTGCGCTTGCTCAGTCTGACTATCAAGACATTCAGAACTTGTTGGCTGCTGGTCAAGCCCGTGAAGGCTACACAGGTCAACAGACTGCGGCTGATGTTGCTCGATTCAACTTCCAACAGAATGCGCCTCAACAGAACTTGGCAAATTTCTTGTCTGGCGTGTACGGCAACCCAATGGCAACATTGAAGGGCACAACACAAAGCGGATCGGCTGACACATCTACCTTGCAGAACGTCTTAGGTACTGCCGCGACATTTGGCGGTTTGTACAAGAACCTTGGTGGCTCAACTGGCATCAGCAACCTGTGGAATGCTGGTACAAGTTGGCTTGGCGGTAATTCTGGCGGCTTTACTGCTGATCCAAATGCCTATGCTTTTGGCTCTAACTCTTGGGACTAATCATGGCTGGCTTACTTGACATTTTTGGCACTGGTGGAACAGAGACTCTTGGCCTTTTGGGTATGAGTCCTGGTGACATTCAGCGCAACCGTGATGACGCACAAGCACAAGCTCTTTATGGCTTGGCTGCTCGACTGTTCCAAGGTGGCAACACTGGTCAATCTATTGCTGAAGGCTTGCAACAAGGCCAGAAGCTGTATTCGTCTGCAATGCAAAACCAACTGCAAGAACAGTTGCAGGGCTTCCAGATGAAAGATTTGCTGGAAAAGCGCAAACGTGAGCAAGAAGCCCAAGCCCGTCAAGCAATGATTAACCGTGCTGTTGCTGGTTCTTATCAGCCTGGTCGCGCTGCTGTCCCTGCTCAAATGGTTGAGGAAGATGGCCGTTACATGGGTGAAACACCCGCTGTTGCTGGTCGTGCTGCTGGCATTGATTTGCAGTCTCTGTCTCCTGTTTTAATGGCAAGCCCTGAAGGTCGCAAAACTCTGGCTGAATTGGTTACCGCACAAAAAGCAATGCGTCCTGAAATTGTTAAAGTTGGCGAAAACGAACGGGCATTTGAAGTTGATTTCACTGGCGCAAGAACACAAATTGCAGACGCTGCGCCGAAAATCCCCAAGCTGACAGGCAAAGAAGGTAACGCTGCTTTGATGTTTTATGGCACAGATGATGTAAACAAGCTGCGTGGTATCCCTGGCGCTATCCAGAAGATTCAAATTGAAGCAACAACTCAGCGCAAAGCTGAACAGCCTCAGATTAACTTAGCTGACCCGACTGCTGTGCAGACTCAGCAATTGAAGACCATCAACCAATGGGAAGGCGTACTGAAAGATTCAGGCGCTGCTGAGACTGCTATGAGGGCGCAAGGCTTCTATGCTGCTTACGAGCAAGCTAAGAAGGGCAATACAAACGCTGATGGCGCAATGATCTATAACGTGGCAAAGGTGTATGACCCTGCTGGCGCTGTGCAAGCTGGTGACGTTTCCACTGTTTTGGGTTCGCGCTCAGTGCCAGAAAACATCAAGAGTTATGCTCAAAAACTCACAACTGGCGGCACATTAACGCCAAAAGAGCGTGACAACATGAAGAAGATCATTGACACGCTTGTTGTTGAGCGTAAGAAGATGATTGAGCCTTCACTGGGTACATATCGAGGCATTAACAAACGTCTTGGCGGTGAAGACAACGCTATCAATAATCCATTTGATATGGTTAAACAGCCAAGAAGCCTAGAAGAAATTTTAGGTTTACGCCCAAGAGGGGGTAACTAATATGGATGAAGCACAACGCATCAAGGACGCATTGGAGAGTGGTCACAGCATAGAAGAAATTCGTGCTGTTTACCTTGCAAACGGTCTTCCTTTGCCAAAAGAGATTGCTGTTAGCCCTTCTGAAACACAAGGAAAATCATTGTCTAAGGGCGCTCGCCTAGCAATGACTGCTGCCCAAGGGCCAACTCTTGGCTTTGCTGATGAACTGGCTGGACTTATCCAAGCTCCATTTATTGCCACTAAGGGCGAATCTTTGGGTGATGCTTATACCCGTGGCCGCGATGTTTATCGTGCTGGTGTAGAGAGCTACCAACAAGAACAGCCAATTGGCTCTGCTGTTGCTCAAGGTGCTGCTTCCTTGCCTTTGGGAATGCTTAACCTTGGCCGCTCTATTGCTCCTAATGTTGGCCCTGTGATGCGCTCTGTTGGTGCTGGCGGATTGTTTGGCGCTATCTCTGGTGCTGGCGCTGCAAAGACTCCTGAAGAGATTGCACAAGAAGCATTGACCACTGGCGCAACAAGCGCTGTCCTTGGTGGTGCTACTGAGTTAGGCATGAAGGCTGTGCGCCCTGTTGCTGGAGTTGTTAAGGCTCAAGCTGGCCGCATGATCCCAGAAGGTTTGCGTGACCTTGCTGGCGGCTCTTCTGTTGACTTGGCCCGTAGACGGGTTGCACAAGCAATGCTGCGTGATGGCGCTACGCCTGACCAAGTAACGGCACGCATGTCTAAACTTGGTGATGATGCTATCTTGGCTGAGTCTGCTGGTTACAACACCCGTGACTTGCTGGACACAATGGCAACGCTCCCAGGTCGCACAAAGAACTATACAGAGGATTTGATCCGCCAGCGTCAGTCGCAACGTGGTGGCCGCATTGCAACTGCTGCGCAACAGCAATTGTCCCCTACTGGCGCTCGATTGGCTGACTCTGTTGAATCGCTGATTACAAAGCGTGATGTTGAGGCAACGCCTTTTTATGAGCAGTTGAAGACGGTCACAATTCAGACAGATGATGATTTGAAGCAAATCCTTGATGCGGCTAAAAAACTTGGTGCGTTTTCTCGGGCTGAAAGAATCTCCACTGGTTTGCGTGAGCCTTTCACCCTCAAAGACTTGAAGAACACAACTGACGTATCCATGACTGACTTGGATAAGGTCAAGCGTGGTCTTGATGACATCATCAACAGCAAGTCAGCAACAAATGAGCGTGGCGACTTCAATGAGTTTGGTCGCTCTGTTATCAAGCTCAAGCAAGACTTTTTGAAGCGTTTGGACGATGCAACTGTAGACCCTGATACTGGCGCATCTTTGTACAAGAACGCCCGTAACGCATACGCTGGCCCAAGCGCTTTGATCTCTGCTGCTGAACTTGGCCGCACAGTGTTGAACAAACCTGCTGCCACTATCCGCACATTGGTCAAGGATATGAGCGATTCAGAGCTTGAGTCTTTCCGTGTTGGCGCTTATGAAGGTCTGCGTGATTTGGCTGGCACTCAGTCTGGTCAAACTCGCTTGCTAAATATGTGGAAAGAGCCAGCAACGCAAGAACGATTGAAAGAGATTTTTCCTAGCGAACGCTCTTTCCGTCAGTTTGCTTCTGATGTAGCTGCTGAAGCCCGGAAGAAAGAAATCCAATCTGTTGGCCGTGGATCGCAGACTGCTGGCCGTGAAGCCCGTATGGAAGATGTTGGCCTTCAGACACTTCAGGACACTGCAAACCTTGCTGCTGCGGCCAAGACAATGGATGTGAATTCGCTCATCAATATGCTGTCAAGCAACATGAAGCGAACTTCAGTGCCAGAGCCTGTCCGTGATGAGATTGGTCGCATCTTGATGAGTCGCGCAACAAGTGGCGATGAAGTGCGAATCTTGCGCAGCGTCATTGACAAGATGAAAAAAGAACAAGAAGCCCAAGCTAGGACAAGCGGCATCATTGGCTCGCAGCTTGCGCCAGCGGCTGAACCATTCACAGCGGCATTGCGCTCGCTTCTGCAATAACTCGGAGTAAATCATGGCAAAGACAAAGATCAGCGAATTTTCCCCAACACCAGCAAACAACACCGACATTGATAACATCAACATTGCTGAAGGATGCGCTCCCAGCGGCATTAACGATGCTATCCGTGAGTTGATGGCCCAACTCAAGGACTTCCAGGCTGGTACTGCTGGTGATTCTTTTAACGGGCCTATTGGTTCAACTACGGCTGTTACAGGTGCGTTTACCAACGTAACAGCATCTGGCACATTGGGTGTTACTGGTGTAGCCACCTTGGGTAACGGTGCTGTTCTTGGTACACCTGCTAGTGTCACCCTGACGAACGGCACAGGCTTGCCAATCTCTACTGGCGTGTCTGGCTTGGGTACTGGTGTGGCTACTGCCCTTGCTGTTAACGTAGGCTCTGCTGGCGCTCCTGTGCTGTTTAATGGCGCATTGGGCACACCTTCTAGCGGTACGGTGACTAACCTGACAGGCACTGCCTCGATCAACATTAACGGCACTGTGGGCGCTACAACAGCAACCACTGGTGCTTTTACTACGCTTGCAGCTTCTGGCGCTGTAACTCTGTCTGGCGGCACAGCCAACGGCGTGGCCTACCTCAACGGCTCCAAAGTCCTGACCACGGGGAGTGCGCTGACGTTTGATGGTTCTGTTTTAACGCTTGCGCCCAATCAAATTACCCTTGGTAGCAGCACTATTTTTGCACTTGGATCAAGCTCGTACTTTAAGGCCGCTTCAACAAATGGTTTTTTGGTAAACAACTCGGCTGATACCCTTAACTTTTTCAAAATTGATACATCCGGCAACGCAATCTTTTACCCTGCTGGTACAGAAGGTATGCGGCTGACCTCGACAGGGTTGGGTATTGGGACGAGTTCGCCGGGGGTAAAACTTGATGTGTCCTATGCGGATACTGCGTATAACGCTGGTATTAGAGTAAAAAATACATCAAATAACTTGGCTTCTCAAAGCAAAGTATATGTAGTCAACGATGCTGACCAATACTTTTCGCTTGGTCGCAACAGCACAGTTCTAGGAAGTCAATCAGTTCTTTTTTCAACTGGCGCTTACCCAATTGACTTTTACACAGACAGCACATTCAGAGCCACCATCGACTCCTCCGGCAATCTGGGTATTGGGACGAGTTCTGTCACAAACGCAAAGCTAAAAGTCAGTGGTGCATCCGCTGGTGGCGCGATCATGTCGGAAGATATTTCTGGCTCAACATCGTTTGTGCGGATTCTGGGTGATGTCTCAAGCCAGAACTTGATTAACTGGCAAGACGGTACAGCACTTCGATTTGCAACCTCAACACAAGCGTATGGTTCTTTTAACGAACGCATGCGCCTTGATCCCTCCGGCAACCTTGGCTTGGGAGTTACTCCGAGTGGCTGGAGTTTGTCAGGGCTTGCGGCTATGCAAGTTAAAAATGGGGGTCTTTACGGCTACGACCTGACTGAAGTTGGTGTAACAAGTAACGCTTACTACGGCAGCAGTTCGTGGAGGTATATCTCTAGCGCACAAGCCACACGATTTGTGCAGGTAAGCGGTCAGCATCAGTGGTTTACCGCAGCCTCCGGCACAGCAGGCAACGCTATCTCGTTTACTCAGGCGCTTTCTCTGACCGCTGCCGGAAACTTGTTGCTTGGCGGAACAACTGACCCCGGTGGCACAAAAGTTCTTTACATCGGCAACGGAACAACTCCGGGCACTCCCACTTCTGGCGGTGTTCTCTATGTTGAATCTGGCGCTCTAAAATACAAGGGCAGTTCAGGCACTGTAACTACCTTGGGGGCAGCATGATTACGCAAGAGCTTGTAGCCGAATTCTTTGACCACCGTGACGGTAAACTTTTCTGGAAAAAGGTTGCACACAAAAGCAAAGACTACCTTGTAGGAAAAGAGGCGGGGTCAATCCATCCAACTGGTTACAGATACGTTACTTGGTTGGGCAAGTCTCATAAAGTTCATCGTTTGATTTTCTTGTTGGCTCATGGTTATCTGCCGCCAGAGATAGACCATATCAATAACAACAGGCTAGACAATCGGCTTGAGAATTTGCGACCTGCTACACGCAGTGAAAACCAGTGCAACCGCTTTGCCTTGTCAAATAACAAAAGCGGATACCCCGGTGTCAACTGGCATAAGCACGCAAAATCTTGGTATGTACGAGTAATGAAAAACGGCAAAAGCCACATCATTGGCTACTTCAAAGACCTTGAGTTAGCTGGACTTGTATCTGCTGAAGCACGATCTCTTTATCACGGCGCATACGCCAAAGTTTAACCCCCGAAAGGAAATATCATGACCACCACATTCAAAATCTCCCAAATGGATCGCCTGACTGCTGACGGTTTTGTCTGCACAGTTCACTGGACAGCCTCGCAAGTTGATGGCGAATACACCGCCTCGACATACAGCACAGTTGGCTTCACTGAGCAGCCTGGTCAATCTCTAATTCCATACGACAATCTGACAGAAGCTCAAGTTATTCAGTGGGTTAAAGACTCTCTTGGTGCTGAAGGCGTGGCTGCAATTGACACTGCTTTGGCTGCAAACATCGCTGACCAGAAAGCCCCTAAAGTTGCTGCTGGTGTTCCTTGGGCTGCGGCATAATATCGCCATTGTTTTCTGAGGTTTGACATGGATAACCAACAGCTTTTCAACTTAGTAGTATCGGTTGCCGGGTTCTTGGCAATCTATGTCATCAACAACCTGACGCGCACGATTCAGCGTCTGGAAGACAAGGTAAACGAGCTTCCCCACACCTACGTGGCAAAAGACGATTACCGCTCTGACATCACAGAAATCAAGCAAATCCTCAAGCAAATCTTTGACAAGCTCGACAACAAGCAGGACAAACCATGAAGGATTGGGCCGTTAGCTTTTTAGCTGCGGTCTGTCTGGTTTCCTTTATTGTCTTTTGCACTAGAGAAGTCATCTTTTTAGTTCGTGGAGTTGTTTAATGGAACCAATCACCCTTGCTTTAACGGCAATGGCGGCTGTCCAGAAGACAGTTGCCATGATAAAAGAGGCATCATCTACTGTTGATGACGTTCGCAGTCTCGGGCCTTTGCTGGGTAGGTACTTTGAGCAAAAGCATGAGGTCACCAAGGCACTCAATCAAGCTAAAAGTCAGGGCGGCTCCAACATGGGAAAAGCCGTTCAGATTGAGCTTGATCTGAAATCTCAGCGAGACTTTGAAGAACAGGTCAAAGGCCTGTTCTTCCCGAACAACATGGACGTTTGGAACTCCATCATGGTTCGTGTGGCGGAGATGGATAAGCAAGACAAGATTGACCAGCAATTAGCCCGTGACAGAGCTTTACGAGCTAAGAAAGCGCAGGAAGAGCTTGTTGAAATACTGATCGTTGTCTTTGGTGTCATCCTGATTTTTGTCTTGGTAGGCATTGGCGCTTACCTGGTTATGATTGCGAAAGGTTAATCATGCTGTCTCTTATCTCTACCCTTGGTGGTTTGCTTATCTCTGGTCTACCCAAACTCTTGGAGTACTTCCAAAACAAGGCTGACCAAGCACATGAGCTGCGTCTTGCTCAAGTGCAAACAGAGCGTGAACTGCAACTGGCTGCTGCTGGTTTTGCTGCTCAAGCCCGTGTTGAGGAAATTCGCACAGAGCAAGTTGCCATGCAGACTCAAGCTCAGATGGCTCAAGCAGAAGCTGAGATGGTGCAAGGCGCTCAAGAGCATGACAAGGCAGTGCTTGCAAAGGCATCTACATGGGTCGCCAATTACATTGGTACTGTTCGCCCTACGGTGACATACATCTTTGTCTTGGAGTTGGTCTGCATCAACATTTTCTTGTGTTTCTATCTGTACACAAACCCCGGTTTGATTACCAGCATGGATGATGTGCTGCGATATGCTGACATAATTTTCAGTCCTGATGAGATGGCGATGCTTGGTGGCATCATCGGGTTTTGGTTTGGGTCACGCAACTGGAGCAAGAAGTGAAGCTGTCCAAGGCTGGCGCAGATTTAATGCACCGCTTTGAAGGGTGCAGAAACAAACCATACTTGTGCCCTGCCCACATCTGGACGATTGGCTACGGCCATGTGCTGTACCAAGATCAGATCAAACTGCCTATGGTTCGTGTGCCTGATAAGCACACACCAATGATTCGCAAAGAGATGCCGCTGGCAATTGAAGACTTCAGAATATGGAGCAAGGATGAGATCGAGGAATTATTCGCGGCTGATGTCGCAACTTTTGAACGTGGTGTTCTACGACTTGTTCCCGGCGTTATTGGCAAGCAAGGCGCTTTTGACGCTCTTGTCTCTATATCCTTTAACTTTGGGCTAGGGAACCTTCAGCGTAGCACCATACGCATGAAGGCCAACCGTGGCGATTGGGAAGGCGCTGCGGAGGCTTTCATGGCATGGACTAAGGGTGGTGGCAAGGTGTTGCCTGGACTCGTTAAACGCCGCCAAGCAGAACGTGCCTTATTTCTTCAAGAATGAAATCGGCGTATATACACACGCCTCTGAGCTACTGGACTCCACACTGACAACAGACTGACCGTGAGGATTGTTCACCTGTTCAGGGTGATGAAACCATCGGCGGCAGTTGTTGCAGTGCGAGTCTGGTAACTCTGGCTCACACCTGCTGTAATCAAACGGCAGGGTGTTCATTCTTGTACTCCAGTTCCAGCAGCAACTCTAAGTAATGAATGGCCTTGCGTATATCAGCAGCGCCAGCTTTGGACTTGTGACGGGTAACGTACTTGATGACGTTGCCCTCACAGAACCCTAGATTGTTTGCATGGATGTAGACAATGGGCTGGATGCCTTTGTCTTTGTAATGATTGCCCGAAATTTGCTTGTCAAGAGCAGACATCACGACTCCTTTATAAAGATTCCTTCTGGAGACAAATGACCTTTGCGATCCTTAATTTGCTCGTAAGCGTGTTCAAAACACTTCACAAGGTCAAGATCAGCAGTGGCACAGCCCATCACAAGAGTCACAAGAATATCGCCATATGCGTCAATCATGGCTTCTTTGTCTTTCGCTTGAATTGCATCAAGCAACTCTTGCACCTCTTCTAAAGTCTTTAGAGCTTGAGCGTAAGGATTACTGTGCTGGACAATTTGACGAGCTTCACCCCACTGAATAACCTTCATTTCAATTTGAGCGTAACTCATCAGTCAGTGCCTCCGACTTCCATCACCTCTGGCTCGTTCTCTTGTTCTTTGAACTGAGCGACAAGTTTCTGGTGGAGGGGGAATGCGCCTGATTCTGTTGGCAGTTGTCCCAGAACACGGACAACAAAAGCGGCTTCATTTGGTTCGAGATTAAAAGTCATGGTTTTCTCCAAGTTAAAAAGGTGGGGTACTCGCTGCACTGGCGCATATGACGGGCACCCCGAGGGTTGCCACTCCAGCATCCGCTTTCCCCCGTTAATCAGAAGCAGCTAGTTGTGCAACCAAACTGCGTACAGCAAACAGTGCAAGTGGTCATCTTGCCATTAATGTAGTAAGTGTTGGTTGTGCAACTGGCCCAAGTCATTGTGGCAAGTGTTGCCAGGTATACGCCAATGATTGCTTTTTTCATGTTGGCTCCTCAAAACTTCCAAGTAATTGCTTTAACAGCCCACATTTGTGCTGTCTGTGCTTCAGTAATTGCCACACTGCACATTCGCTTAACTTCTGTGTCCTCTGTCGAGTTTCGCAGATCGTTCATCATGTTAATGAGGATGGCGAATCCAGCCTTGCAAGCGGAAACATTGTCATCGTTGCTGGGGTTGAAGGTCAGGCCAACAGCCTTCTCTCCATAAGTCATTTCTTGCTTACTCATAATTTGCTCCTCAAAAAGGGACGTCATCATTCATATCGTCAAACCCGCTAGATTTAGGCTTAGAAGCCTGTTTAACGGGCGCTGCGTCTTTAGGCTTGACAGACAGGCTCATAAACTTTTTACCTGTCTTCTCGGACGTTTTAAGCCATCCAGAAATCCAGAGGTCAACGCCATTGACGTTCAAAGAGCCTTTGTAATCTGGAAAGTTGTCCTGCGTCTTTTCTTCATTTTTGAAAAGGCTTCCTCTGTTGGTATTGTCGTATTGCATTTCATTCCTTTGCTTTTTTGATGGCCGAACGGGTCTTGCTGTCCAGCAGTGACCACAAAGCGACCTGTTGATCCGCCTCTAGCTTTTCCAAAGTAACTCTTTCAAGAGCTTGTTTTGGGTTGCCTTCAGCTACGTTAGCAATCAACTCGACTGCTAATTCTTGGAGGTACTGCATTTCCTCTGGAGGAATCGTGTCTGCAATACCTTGTGATGGGGTGATGATTACCTTTGACGGAGCAACCTCATGGGTGTGTGCGTCTGCGTCATTGTCGCCTTCTGTTGGGATGGCGAAGGCTTGGAATGCCGCATACTTGTACGCTGCCGACATAGCCTTATTCATTGACTTGTCGCCAGAGTCAAACGCCTCGCCAACGGTGCAAATTGTGTGCTTGCTGCCATCCTCAGAGCTAACAAGATCAAACTCCATCGTGACGTAGCTGTAAATCAATGTCTTGTTGCTTGAGCTTTGGCGCTCTGTCTGCATTGACTTTACAACCCTTGGCAATATGCAAAGTTTATGCTCTGCAAGCAATGGGGACAAGGTGTTGTAAACCTGATCGATCCCTCGGAAGTTATACCCAGCGCCTTGGGTATTGCGCCCTTCTTTGGTGATGCCAATCTTGGACAGTGCGTATTGAATTGCATTGATGGCTTGATAGACTTTCATTTTGATTCCTTCAGTAAGTTTTTAGTTTCTTCATCCAGGTCTTCATATTCAACCCAGTGATTTTCCTGACAGCAAGAGCGTTTGTCTCCTCGCTCTTCAGCGCAGTAAGCGCAGAATTGTACGCCTTCAAAGTCGGTCATTGTGGCCTCTTTATTGGTTGCGCCAAAAGCCACTTGTCGCCAAGATGCCTAATTGATTTAACCCACTGGCGGCAATTGTGACGCTGGATGTGTGTTGGCACACCTTGAACGCAGAACAAGCTGCGAACTTTACTGAGGGCTTGTGTGTTCATCTTTTTCTTCCTTTGTCAGCTCAATGCTTTCTGGCAGACCTCGATAGCTGCTGCCCTCAACGTGATTGAAGCCGTAGCCCTCAATCATTCGGTTTGCGTAATCGAGCAAGATTTTCTCGACTTCTGCGCGGGTCATGGTGATTTTCATGCACACTCCTAAGTTGTTGAGCCTCTATTGTTAATCTGAAAAATGTGCTTGTCTCTAGGTAGTTTCCCTATGTTGACAAACCTTTTTTTGCGTTACGCTTTGCGCTATGAACACACACGACAAAGACGAGTACGAGGCCAGTGAAGCATTGCTAGACTATGCGCTTTCACTGGTCAAACGCTACACCGACCACCCAGGCGATATAGATGCGGCTACCAAAGCCCTTCTTATCGTCACACTTGAGCAGCTTTACAACAGGAGAATCTACATTGAGCAAATTTGACGATAAACAAAGATACTTGAACTACATCGCCAAAGGCAAGTCACACCGACAGATTGCCAAGATGGGCAGATGGACAGTATCCTCATCAATCATCCGTGATGAGCTTTTGCGTGATGGCGTGATTTCTGAAAAAAAAGTAAAGATAGACGCAGCAGGGAAAAACCATGTGTTCTACAAGCTGACAGGCAAAACAGTTCCAAGCGAAATGCCAAGATCAGTGTGGGAAGACGGTACACCTAAAAGCCGTGGCAATGCGTTTGATCTGTCTATCGCAAAGGGTCTGTTTAACAAGTCTGAGCTTGCTGCCTCATTGAACAAGGGTAAGCCACTGAACTACAACATCCCAATCCAAGTAATTGCATATTCAAGGGCATAACATGACTAAAAACACAGGTGGGTCAGCGTTTCCATTTGTTGACTATGACAGTCACGGGGACATCATGGACATTCATTCGGGCATGACCCTGCGCGACTATTTTGCGGCCAAGGCGATGGAACAGGTTGACTGGTCAAGTACGGGTGTTATTGCAGGCGCGGAAACTTGTTACGAATTGGCCGACGCTATGCTGAAAGCAAGAGAAGCATGACATACAAAACAGACGCAAGCAGCCAATGCGAAGGCAAGGACAAGCTGCCAACAAAGGAGCTTGCACTGGTTATCGTTGGTCGCCGTAGGGATACACCTATGCAAGCCTACAAGTGCCCCCACTGTGGATGGTTCCATGTTGGTCACGCTACGCCTAAAAAGCAAACCTTTAAGAGATCACCTAAATGAGCAAAGGTAGTTCACCTCGCCCGTACTCTGTAACCGCAGAGGATTTTTCAACCAGATGGGACGCCATCTTTTCTAAAGGAAAGTCAAATGTTAACAATGTTCAAAAAGAAACCAGTGGGCCAGATGGCTCGATTGAAAGTGCTGTTAGCCAAACCGGAGGGCACGACAGCGGCAGAGATAGCGAGGTTCTTGCCAACCACAAGTCCCCACAGTCGAATGTCACGCCTTGAGCGTTTGCATGGCTGGGCAGTGGGTCGTAAGGACA